TTATGCCGATGTCGGCATAAGCCGCACACGGTGCGCGGCGCGATGGCCGGCGCGCTGAAGAAGAAGCTCGGGCTCGAGGTGACCTCGGAGAAGGTCGAGGATCGGGGGCGCGTGTACAAACTCCCCGCCGCCTGACGCGCCGGACCCCGACAAGCTGATGACCGCCGTCCCTACGGGGCGGCGGTCGATCATTTGGCGCTCCGCATCCGGATCGCCTCGAACACCCGCCGCAAGGCGAAGGAACGGGCGATCGAGACGACGGTGAAAATGGCGCCCATCTTCAGGTTCTGCGCCAGCGTCGTGTGCAGCCCGAAGATCGGGAAGATCAGGATCTGCGTCACGACCGCGACGCCGTAGCCGACGATCACGTTGGCGACGGACTCGACCAGCGACATGAGGCGGGTCTGCTTCATGCCGCTGCCTCATCCATCGGCCAGCAGTTCAGCCGCGAGAGTTCGCAGCGCATGCGCCGCAACCAAGGGGACCACGCCGTTGCCACAGAGGCGAAGCCGGTCCACCCGGTGGGCCAACCCATCAGTGCCTCGACGAACAGCGGGTTCAAGGTCCGGCGCGGCTCGGAGGTATCGCTCCCAGCCATCGGCGTCACCAGGACCTGGCGGCCAAGCAGGCCGTTCACCGGCGTGTTCGCGAGTGTCGTCGCCCCGTCCTTGTGATCCCGCGCCGTCGGCGTCATCCACAATCCCACCGCATGGGTCAGATCGGCCGTCTTGCGGTTGCCCGCGCTCGGCTTGCAGCCGTCGTTCGCCATCGGCGTCGGCCAGTCCCGCGCCATGCGGTCCAGACCCTTCTCGTCTCGTCGTTCGCCGCCCCGGCTGCGGAAACTGTCGGTCTGCGGCGTGGGCCACATCGCAGCCGTGGTCGCCAGGTTCATGCCGTGCTGGCCCGCTTTCTGCGACGGCGTCGGTATTGTCTGCCTGTTCTCGTTGGCGCTGGCCCTTGGCGTCGGCCAGAGCAGCAGCAGTTCCGTCCGGTTCCCGCCACTCGACCGGGTGCCAGAGCAGGCGCGCGGGGTCGGCCAGCTCGTCCCCTTCGCGGATGGCGAGGATGAAGAGCCGCTCGCGCTTGTGGGGCGCGCCGACTTCCGCCGCCGTGAAGAGGCCTGCCGCAAGGCGGTAGCCCATGCCGACCAGTCCTGCGGCGACTTCGGGGAAGCCGAGGCGGAGATGATGGGCGACATTCTCGAGGAAGACGAAGGGCGGTTCGACCTCGCCGATGATGCGGGCGACATGCGGCCAGAGGTGGCGCGGGTCGTCGGCGCCCCGGCGTTTGCCCGCGACGGAGAACGGCTGGCACGGATAGCCCGCAGTGACGATGTCCACCGCGCCGCGCCACGGGCGGCCGTCGAAAGTTGCAACATCGTCCCAGACAACAGCCTGATCCAGGGACGCGTCTTCCATCCGCGCCACGAGAGTGGCTGCGGCGAAGGTTTCCCGTTCGACATGGCCCACAGCACGATATCCGGGGATGGCGATGGTGAGCCCGAGGTCGATACCGCCCGCGCCGGAGCAGAGGGAGAGGCCGAACAGACATGCGTCTCCGGCTCCGGAAGCGTCTCCGGAGGAAGGTAGAGCCAGGTCATGCATGTCACGCGGCGGTCTGGCGCTTTCGCGCGGGTTCGGGTTCGGCGTCCGTGTCCGGCGTATCGGTGACGTCGCCCAGCCGCTCCGCCTTCACCTGCGCGAAGGTCCGGCCGTCGCCGTCGAGGATCGCGTCCTTGTCGGTTTCGGCCTGCCAACGCTCCACGGCGACATCGACATACGCCGCGCTGATCTCCATTGCGAAGACGCGGCGGCCATTGGCCTCGCCCGCCATGATCTGCGACCCGGAGCCGGAGAACGGCTCATAGCAGAGGCCGCCCCGCGCCACATGCTGGCGCATCGGGATCCCGAAGGCGTCGAGCGGCTTCGGCGTCGGATGGTCAGGCCGGTCATCCTTGGCGAAGCTGGGAAGCGCCCATGTCGATGGCAGCGTTTCCTCGGCCACCTTCGGCGGGCGGTTCGGGCGACGCCAGCCCATGAAACAGGGCTCGTGCTTCCAGAGGTAATGCGACCGGGTCAGGACGCCCCGGTCTTTCACCCAGATGATTTGCTGATGCACAAAGGCGCCTGCCTTCTCCCAGCAGGCTTCCAGCATCGCCTGGCGGCGCGAGGCGTGCCAGCAGTACCAGGCAGCATCCTCGGCGATGGCTTCCGCCACGGCTGCAGCGATGAACCCGTCATAGAGTTCCGCGCCCTGCGAACTGTCGTCCCAAGTCGTGCCGTAGGACGCCGACCAGTCCTTGTTGCGGGTCGGATGGTTCGAGCCGTCGTAGTCGACGAGATACGGTGGATCGGTCGCGAAAAGGATCGCGCGCTCACCGTTCATCAGGCGGCGCACATCGGCCGCGCTGGTGCTGTCGCCGCAGAGCAGCCGGTGATCGCCGAGGATCCAGAGATCGCCCGTCCGCGACGCCGGATTGCGTGGGGGTTCGGGGATGGTCACCGGCGGCACGGAGCCCCCGGCGCCCTCTTCCTCGCCGCCACCGTCGAGATCGAAGGCCAGCAGCTTGTCGAGTTCGCCATCGGAAAACCCGACCAGCGACAGGTCGAAGTCTTCGGCCAGCAGGTCGTTCAGTTCCGCCGACAGCAGCGCCTCGTCCCAGGTGCCGAGTTCCGTCAGCTTGTTGTCCGCAATCCGGTACGCCCGGCGCTGCGCTTCGGTCAGGTGCCCGAGCACGATCACCGGCGCCTCGGTCAGCCCGAGCTGCGTCGCGGCCAGCACGCGCCCGTGGCCTGCTATCAGTTCGCCGTCCTCGCCGACGAGGCAGGGCACGGTCCAGCCGAACTCGGCCATGCTGGCGGCGATCTTCGCGACCTGATCCGCGCCATGCGCCTTCGCGTTCTTCGCGTAGGGCTGGAGGCGCGACAGCGGCCACGTCTCGATCGCGTCCGGGGCGAAGCTCAACGTCATGATGGGCACGGTTCCTCGGTCGGGTGGATGCCGGTGGCTTCCGGACTCCGGATGCCGGGCCGGACTCCACACGGGGTCCAGCGGCCACCAGCGGTGTCCGGTCGGAAGGCCAGCGTTCATTGGTGTTTGCGCGGGGCGCGCGTGGCTCCGGCTTCCGGGTGGCTTCCCAAAAATCCGGCCCTGTCGCTGGCGATGTTCCGCGCTTCGCCCGCCAGCATACGAATGTCGCGCAGAAGGAACCGGAAATCAGTCGGTTAGCGGGATGGACCCCGGCTGGACCCTTGGCTGGACCCCGGAAGCCGGCGGCAGGGGCGGTCCCGCGCGCGCCTCTCCCGAGCATGCCCTTTTTCTAGCGCCATTCGCCGAACGTGTAAGGCCCTGCGATGTACACCGGAAAATTCCCTCAGAGGACGATTGTTCTTGACAGCCGATTGGCGTTTTCGATGACGAACTGCTGCGACCGCCGGGGCGACGGCACGCGACCGTTCAGCCGCCAGGTGATCACCGCAAGGCCGTACTGCCAGCGCTTGGTCGCCGCGGTGCGCGACAGACCGAACTGCCAGCAGATCGGCTTCCACGCCATTCCGTCAGCGCGGGCCCAGACCAGGCGCGCATCCTCAGGCTCCAGCCAGCGCAGCCAGAGCATCGCTTCCTCGGCCTGCGTGATCTGTCGCGGGCTGGGCCTCGGACGGCGCATCTGCGGCTCCTGACCGACCTGATCGGCGAAGCTGTGGAGATACTCGGGCCACGCGTTGAAGAAGCCCTGCGGCATCACCCCCGGCATCTGCCGCATGACGCCCGCCGCAAGTTCCAGCCGGTCCTGCACCTGTGCTGTGCTCCACTCACCCATGGCGCGCCTCCCGATCCCGTTTGCCGTACAGCCGCTCGCCGAGTTGCCGGACCAGCTCGCGCTCGGGCCAGGTAAGGCGGTGGTCGTCGATGGCAACCGCCAGCAGCCCCTGTTCCTTCCAGCCGTCGCGCTTGACCTCGTCGGGGTTGCGGCGGTGGCCGCCGTAGCCCTTGGGCGTGAACCGCATGCCGCTCATCGCACACCTCCGCGGGTCTCCAGCGCCCAGAGCAGGATCGCGATGGCGTCAGCCTCGTTGTCGTCGGCGGGGCTGAAGCCGCGCGCCCGGGCGGCCGCCAGCATGGCGTCCTTGTTCGCGTTGCCCTTGCCGGTGGCGTGGCGTTTGATGGTGCCGACCGGCACGCCCTCGTAAGGAACGCCGCGCAGCTCGGCCCATGCGGTGAGCGTGGCCATCAGGCCGCCATAGACGTGGGCCGCATCCGTTCCAGCATGCCTGCGGACCTCCTCGAACCAGATCGCGGCGACGGGCCCGGACAGCCGGTCGATCTCGGTCAGCCAGTTGGTGAAGCGGAGGTACCGCATGCCACCGCCATCGAAGCGCCCCGGCCGGAAGCTGACCGTGCCGCTGGTGATCAGCCCGTCGGCGCCGTGCAGGGCCCAGCCCGTGGTCGTGCCGAGATCAAGCGCGAGCAGCGTGCGGGCGGCGCGGAAGGCGGGCGGCAGATGGGGGATTGCCTCGTGGCGGGAGGTGGCGAGAGTCAGGTCAGCCATGGGTGTCTCCTCGTTGGGCTGCTCGGGTGGAAGACGACGGCGGTTGATGCTTGGCGGTACCGGCCGCCGTCGTCGGATCGGGATTGGCAGGGAGCGTCACTGCCCGTCCGCGGATACCCCTCGACGTATGGGAGGAGAGGCCAAACCTGCCGGTTGGCCTCCCCATACGTAGTATGGGGGCTTTCATTGTTCGTCCTCCGCTCATCGCAGGCCCCTGAAATCATTCGCATTTCGAGGTCGAACAGAGGACGCACAAGAGGACGAACATGTTCGACCTCATTGGCCATCAAGCGACTGATTTCATTGGCAAGAGGACGAACAATGGCGGAGGACGAACATGTTTGTCCTGAGGTCGAACAGGACTTTCCGGAGGACGAACAAGGGCGATCGAGCACGATTTCAGGCATCTTCGTCCTCCGGAATCGGCCAGTCGGAGGGGTGCTCGACCTCGAGGCAGTCACCGTTCGAGGGCGACTTGTAGTGGGTCGGCACGACCGGTTTGCCGCCCGCGAACACCTCTCCGGTCTCGGCGTCGACCTGCTCCTCGCAGCCGAGCACCATGCCTTCGACGCAGAGGTATCCAAAGCGCGACCGAACGACCGGATGGCCGTAGGGGCGGCCGTCGCGCACGAAGCGGATCCAGCCCTTGGTGGCGGCGACGTTCAGCCGGTCACGGATCGTGAACTGGCTGCCGAGACCGCGCTTGTTCTCGAAGGCCTCCCGGAACTGCGTCGAGGTATAGAGCCTGCCATTGGCCGCCTCCTCGAGCAGGATTGACAGGATGACATTGCGCTTGCGGTCGCGTTCGGCATCGTGCTTCGCGCCGGTCTCCTGGCCGACGATCCTCTCGTTCATCGGATTGATCTCGACCCATTGGCCGCTCACCTTGTCAATCAGCTTCGCGGGCAACGCGGGACCATTGCGCAGCTCGATCTCCAGCTTTCGTTGCGAGCAGTCCTCGTCGGGGCGGTGCAGGATCAGACCGGAGGTGTAGAAGCCACGCAGGGCGCTGGCGCCGGAGAGCGCGAGGAACGGATCCTCTTTCACCTGGTGCTTGCTGAGCTTCTTGGTGTGGTGGACCAGGATGACCCCGCAGTCCGGGTCGATGTGGTCGCGCAGCACCTCCACCCGATCCTTCAGGAAGAACATCATGGCGGTGTTGTCGTTCTCGCCGCCGCCATCCGGCCCGCCGTCGAAGAGGTTGCGGATCGGGTCGACGCAGAGGATGTCGGGCGGCGCATCCGGGAATGCCGTCCGGATCGCGCGGGCAACCCGGACGCTGCCCTCGTTGTCGAGCAGCATCTTCAGCTTCGGGGTGGCGACGAATGTATCGCGGGCGGCGGCCAGCACATCGGGCGGCAGCGCGATCTGCTTCAGCCGCTCGCGCAGATAGTGATACTGGATCTCGGCCTGCAGGTAGAAGATCCGCAGCGGGCGTGGCGGCGTGAACCCGAGGAACGGCACACCGGCGGCCATGTGGACGAGCCAGGAGATCAGCAGATCGCTCTTGCCGACCTTGGGCGCGCCACCCAGAACCAGAAGCCCGCCCGGCGTCAGCACCCGCGGCGCGATGATGTCCTCCGGCATCGGGCTCTGGTCGTCCAGCAGCGCGCCCAAGGTGAAGGCGGGCATCTCGACCGGTCCCGGTGCGCCGGTATCCAGCCGGATCAGCGGCGGTCCGTATCTCTCGACATGCCGCTCCCAGAGCCGCTCGGATTCGCGCTTCAGCCGCTCGACCGGCCACTGCGGCCGCAGCATCGCGGCATTGTAGCCGCAGATGCCTTCCCAGCCCTCGTCCCTTGTCATCCGGCCCTCGTGGACCATGCGGATGAAGTGCCCGATCGCGGCGGACGCACCCTCGAAACGGGACCAGTCGTCCGCTCCGCCCTCCCGCACCGGCGTGACCAGCACCTCGTCCATGGCGGGCTTGTCGGGGTGGGTGAACGCGGGCTGCAGGGACACGCCCGGTGCGGGGGGCATGTCGGTCACGGCTTCGATGAACTCGGCCAAGTCCCGTTCGCGGTCGGCGTTCAGCTCGACGATCCGCACCTGCGTCTTGAGGTTGTTCTTGTAATAGACGCTGCCCGCCACCCGGATCGGCTGATGCGCCGAGCGGAAATGCATGTCGCCGCCGACCTTGGCGGCGATGTCGCCGCGCAGACGCGTCACGCGGGCTATGTCGTCGCCCTCGGCGGGTTCGGTCAGCGCCCACCAGACGTGGCACTTGCGCTGCCCCTCGGGCGTCACGCCGCCGCTCTCCACCACCATGCTGGGCGCGCCGAGATGGCGCTCCAGATGCGCGCGCCTGGCGGCGATGTCACCGGTGTCGAGATCGACCACCACGGTCTGCATCTGCAGGATTTCGGCGGCCTTGGCCTGACCGGGCGCGGCGACGGTGCCGGGGATCACATAGACCGCCGCGCCCTCGCGCGAGGCCCATGTCGCGAAGGTGGCCATCTTCTCCGGGGCGGCCTGATCCGCCTCGATCCAGATGTTGTGCGGGCGGCCATCGATGCCCTGACCCTTGTCGATGAAGCTGCGGACCGGGATCAGGCCCTCGCAGTATCCGAAGACGACCTGCATGAACTGGGCGATCTGGGCGGGGTCGGGCTCGTCGCCGAAAACGTCGATCTGCGGCGCGGCGTCGTTGAAGTCACGCCACGGGTTGAAATGAACGATGTTTTCCTTGGACGCATCGGGCGTCGTGTCGTCGCGCATGGCTGGCTCCTCGTCGGGATCAGATGGATCGGTCGGCTCGTTGCTCACCGCGGCTGCTCCCAGCAGCGCGCGGCGAAGGGACAGAACCGGCATTCGAAGAAGTCGCGGCTGGCAGCGATGCGGGGCAGCAGCTCGCCCGCGTCGGTGGCCTGCAGGATCCGCACCGCGCGGTCGGACATGCGCTGCGCGAGACCCGCATCGAACGGCACCAGCTCATGGTGCAGCTCGGCCGTGTCCTTGTTGATGGCCGTGAAGAGCGCGGGCGCCGCCGAGATCCCGGGCACCGATGGCTCCATGTAGGCTTGGTAGATCGCGATCTGGGCGGCATAGACCGGCTTGGAGACGGTGACCCCGTCCTTGACGCAGGCACGCCAGTTCTTCGCGTTCATGGTCTTGCATTCCCAGAGCGCGGGGGTGCGCAGACCGAGCGCGGCCGGGGCTGCGGCCACGATCCCGTCGACATGGCCACGGATACGGCCACCGGCGACGGAAAAGCCGAACTGCTCGCCATCGGGGCGATTGCCCTTGCGGGTATAGAGGTCGAGCCCCGCCGCCCGCAGCCAGCGGATCGCCAGATCCTCAAGCTGATGGCCGATCTCGAAGATCCTCAGCGTCTGCCCGCCGAAGTCCGAGCCCTCATCCTTGGGCGCGCCAGCAAACTCGAACTGCAGCGCGCGTTCGCAGGAGTGCCCGAGGCGGGACGCGCCGAGATAGGCCCGCGGCGGCGTGGCTTCCCGCTCGGCGACGAGCGCCGCGTCGACCAGCGCGTTGATCCGCTCGGCCACGGAGGGCCGATGGTTAAAATCCAGCATCAGAACGGGATCTCCGACTGGCTGGCGATTTCGGCCATCTCGGCGCGGAACGCCTCGACGGTGGCGACGATCAGCCGGTGCATGTCGTGCTGGGTCAGCTGGCCCAGCGGTTTCTCCCAGCCGATCCGCTCCATCTCGGGGGCGAGCGCGCGCATCACCGCGGGCAGCGCCAGGGTTTCCTCTTCGGTGAAATCGACCATGCTCAATCCTTTCCGGGCTTTGAGAGTGAAGGCCGCCTGGCAGCCCATGGAGCAGAACCAGCGGCGGGTGCGGTGCTGCCGCGGCCGGTGGGGATCGGACCAGCCGAAGCCGCGGGTACGGGATGCGCAGACGGCGCAGAGCGCCGGGCGCGGATGCCAGAGGCGATCAAAGCCCGGTCGATCCGCAGCCTCTGCGGACGGGGATGGCACTTGCGCGACATGGCTCACGCCGCCCTCCGCTCGGGCTCGGCCGCGGCGCCCACAACCGCGCGGATAGCCTGCTTGTTGAAGCCGAAGGTCATCAGCGCCGAAGCGCGGTAGCGGGTCAGGCCGAAGTCGTGCCGGCACTCGGGCGGCAGATACTGCAGCTGCTTCTCGGTCGGCGGCTGGCGCAGCCAGGATCGGGTCTTGAAGGCGCTCTCGTCGGTCTCGTGGGTGTTCAGCCAGTCGTCCGCCTGCGCAAGGCAGACGGTCCTTTCGCCGACGCCCAACAGGTGCGGACGTTCGCCCTTCGCCCCGCCGATCGCGTACCAGACCCCGTCCAGCCAGAAGATGCCGCCCCAGGAGGTGAAGCCCGTGGCCATCAGCGCGTCGTCCGTGCCGAAGAGATCGACCCATGCGAAGCTCGACCGCTTCAGCAGGTCGATCTCGGTCATCATGAAGCCGGAGAGCGGCGCCGTGCCCCCGTCCGTTCCCGCGTCCTCGGGCGGGAACGCTTCGCCGCAGAGCGGGCATTCGCTGGCGGCGAGCGGGATCTCCGCCTCGCAGGCCGGGCAGGTCTTCGTCGGCGCCTCTCCGGTCTCGGTCTTGCCGTCGAGATCGACATCCTGTTCCAGCGTGCCGTGGATCAGGCTCGAGGTGCCAAAATCCAGCACGACGCAGTCGGTCTTGACGATGCCGGGATGTTCCTCGGGATCGACGGTGCGCAGGCCGCGCCCCACCATCTGGATCATGGTGGACTTGTAGGAACTGGGCCGCAGCAGCACGACGCAGGAAGTGGGCGGATGGTCCCAGCCCTCGGTCAGCACCGCGACATTGACGACGACGCGGATGTCGCCGGCCGCATAGCTGGCGAGGATCGCCTTGCGGGTCTCGGCCGCGAGATCGCCATGGATCAGCGCGGCGGAAACGCCCGCCGCACTGAACGCCTCGGTGACGTGTTCGGCGTGGGCGACGGTGGAGCAGAACACCACGGTCTGCCGTTCTTCGGACCCCGCCTTTTCCTTCCAGTGGCGGATCACCTCGTCGGTGACGGGGGCGCGGTCCATGATCCCCGCGACCTCCGCCATGTCGAAATCCGACATGGTCTTCCGGACCGCGCGCAGCTCGTCCTGCACGCCGACATCGATGACGAAGGTGCGCGGCGGCACCAGGTGGCCCGAGGCGATCAACTCGCCCAGCCGCACCTGGTCGGCGACATTGTCGAAGACCTCGCGCAGTCCCTTCCTGTCGCCGCGGTTCGGCGTCGCCGTGACCCCGAAGATCGGGGCGTCGGGATTGGCCTCCCGCACGCGGTCGATGATGCGACGATAGCTGTCGGCGACGGCATGGTGCGCCTCGTCGATAACCAGCAGGTCGAGGCGCGGCATGTCGGCGAGGTTCGACGCCCGCGCCAGCGTCGGCACCATGGCAAAGGCGACCTGGCCGCCCCAGGACTTCTCCGTGGCGTCGATCACCGAGGTGGCGACGCCCGGCACCACGCGCTGGAACTTGGCGCGGTTCTGCGCCGTCAATTCGTCGCGGTGCGCCAGCACGCAGGCCTTGGCACCGTTGCCGATCATCTCGCCGGTGACCGCCGAGAGCATGATGGTCTTGCCCGCGCCGGTGGGTGCCACGCCCAGCGTGTTGCCGCGGGAGGCGAGCGCAGCCACGCTGCGCTCGACGAAGGTCTTCTGGCGGGGGCGCAGGCGCATGGCCGGGATCCCCCTTACTGCGCCCAGCTCGGCCGCCCGGTGAACCCGGGGGCGGACGCGGGCTGGCTGGGCTGATGTGCCGGTGCCGCAGGGGTGGTCTGCTGCAGGGCGTGCCCGGCTGCACCGTGTCCGGCGAACTGCAGCGCCGCAGTCCCCATGGCCTGCGCGTAGTCGCGATGATCGGGTGTGACCGCGCTGCGGATCTCGTTCTTGTCGTCGCCGCTGGTGTCGGTGCCGATGTCGATCCGCGCGACGAACTCGATCCCGTCGAGATCGGCGAAGCCTCCGATCCGCCGCGCCGCCTGCGCCTGCGGGGACTGGTCCTTGTCCGAGATCCCGCGCGCCGAGTTCAGCATGCCGCGCACGAGGCTGCGGCCCATGTTGGCCCAGTCCGGACCCTTTGGGCTGTAGAGCCCGATCAGGGTGAAGATCTTGCGCCGGGCGTATTGGCCCTCGGTCACCGTGAACTCGCCGTTGAGGTAGACAGCGCCGGTGGAGCCGCGGGTGGCATAGCCTCCGGTCCAGCCCTGCGAGGCATCGTCGAAACCGCCGGGGCGGATGGTCAGGCGCACCTTGGCCAGCGTGCCCTTCGGGATCAGGTTGGTGTTGCTCTGCGCGTCGTTGAAATCGTTCCAGGAACCCATGGGGAACCTCCTTTTCTGATCAGGATTGCGGTTGGGATCGGGCGTCAGCCGCCGGATCGGCGGGTGGCGGGGTGTAGGTCAGGCGCTTGGGCGCTGGCGCGACGGGGGCGCGAATCTTCGTCATCAGACGGCCGAGGTGAGGCTCCTCGACCTGATCCAGACGCCCCGAGCGGTCCTTGGCCGGAAAGCCCCAGGGGTTGATCGTCTGGCAGACGAAGGCGCGATAGGGATCGCCGCCACCGGCCTTCAGCTCCGCCATGGTGATCACCTCGTCGACGATCCCCGGCAGCTCCAACCCGGTCTTCGAGCCGTCGATCTGCGGCTGGAAAACCTTGCGATTGAAGTCGTCGAGCTTCTCGTCGAGGATTCCGACGAACCAGACGTTCTTGGCCCGCGTGTGCTGGAGATGGGTGAGCCAGCCGATCATCTCGCGGCCGTGCAGCCCGTAGGCCCCGCGCACATCCGGCTTGCCGGTCTTCTCCGACAGCGCCTCGGGCTGGCCCTTGCACCAGCCGAAGCACAGCCGCCCGGCGACGGTGATCGAGTCCACGAAGATCGTGTCGTAGCGGTCGAGTGCTGTCGGATCGCCGAAGCGGTCGCAGACCGCTCTGTAGTGCGCGGGGCTGTAGGGCTGCTCGTCGCGCAGCGCCGGGTTGGGCCCGCCGATGAACACGGCGAAGTCCCGGCATTCGGTCCAGGTCCGCGGCCGGATGCTGTCCCCCGCCCAGCCCTCGATGGCGAGATCGCCCGCCTCGAGGTCCATGAACAGGGTGGTCGACGCGTTCAGGGTCCAGAGGAGCGAGGTCTTCCCGATGCCGGACTTGCCGAAGATGCAGCCCTTGATACCCCGCGGCTCGGCCAGCCGCTGGTCGGCGCTGATGATAGGAAGGCTCATTGATCGGCCCCCTGCGGGACGATCTCGATCTTCAGCGTGCCGGGCCGGACGGTGCGCGCGGGCTCGAAACCGGCACGGATGGCATCGGGCCAGGCGGCGTATTTGCGCTCGGGCACCTTGAACGCGATGTCGACATACTGGGCGGGATCGTCCCCGGCGGCGCGGATGCGCTCGACCATAGCGGCGAGGCGATCCTGGTCCCAATCCACCCGCTTCGGCAGATCGGCAACCACGGTGAAATCCCCGTCGTCGAAGCGGATCGTGCCCGTGTCCTTGCCCGCCGCCTGCCGTTCGTCGGCGGCGCGGGTGGCGTAGCGGACCGTCAGCGCGCCATCGAGGCGGGCCTTCGCGGCCTTGGTCCGCGCCATGCGCTCGTCGATCTCGCGTTGCAGGATGGCCAGCAGTTCGACGGGCAGTTGGGCGACATCCTGCAGACCGAGGCCCGGCAGGTCGTCGACGGTGGGGGTGTTCGCGGGGAACGGCATGTAAGGGTCTCCATGATCGGCAAAAAGGAATTGGAAGGCGGTCATCACGCGGCCTCCCGCTCGGCGAGCAGGAGCGCGGACAGCGAGACCGCTGCGGCCTTCGGCTTTGGGCGGGCGACGGCGATGTAGGCGAACTGGTCGGGGCCCGTGCGCTCCTGCACCAGGTGCACGAGGCCCTGTTCGGCGGCCCAGAAGGCGCGCGACCCGAGCCGTGCCAGTTCCGCGCGCTGCTGATCCGGCAACCGGGCGAACATCGGGAAGATGTCGAGAACCAGAAAGCCGCGATGGTATTCGAGCCGGTCGCCCGGCACGGCCTGCGCCACCCAGGCGCAGAACTCGATCTCGGTGAGCGGTCGGCGGGCGCGGACCGTGATGAAGGGGGTGGTGCCCATGAACATGATCTCCTCCTTTCGCCTCTACTCAGGCCGCCGCGAGATCGTCCCAGGCGGGACCGAGACCGTGGGCGGTGAGGACGTGACGAAGATCGGCGAGGCGGCGGTAGAGCGCGGACCGGCTGCCGAACCCCTCGGCCGCGAGCGCGGTGACGGGGCGATGCGCCAGCGCCGCGCAGAAGCGGCGATCCTCGGCCGGCAGCCGCGCGAGGGCGGCCTGCAGAGCGTGGTGAAGTTCGGTGACGGCCGCCGCGCAACATGTCTGGCCGTGCCAGGCGGCAAGCCCGTCGTCCTCGGTCAGCGTGTCCCCGACCGGCTCGCGGGTTCCGGCCAGGGGCACTTCGAGCGAGAGGAGCGACCCACCCTGCGCACGGCGCTGGCGGTGATGGCGCATCGCGATCCGCGAGGACTGGTTGCGCAGGACGATGTTGGCGAAGGCGCCGATGTTGCCGCGCGCGGGGTCGTAGGCGGGCAAGCGGCGCAGCAGATCGACCAGGAGGTCCTGCCCCAGATCCTCGCGCTCGCAGACCGGCAGGCACAGCTTGCGCCGCAGCCGTTGCGCCGCCGCATCGGCCTCGCGGATGATGGTTTCAATGTCGTCGGGGGAAAGTTCGATCTGCATCGCTGTGCGCCTCGGTCATCGTTTCTGATGAGCCCAAGGTGCCGGATGTGGTCGGCGCGCAGGTGGGAACGGGGTGGGAATAAGGTGGGGGTTTGGTGGGCTTACGCTATTGCCTCAATTGTCGAACATCTGCTCGGCAGCTTGGCTGTTCGAACGGGTCTACAGAGGCTTCAGCGAGCGCTGATCGTCCGCTCGTGCATGAGATCGAAGATGCACCCTTGCTGTACCTGCCAAGCCCCAGGGTCGGTCGGCATTGCAACGTTGCCCTCGGGTGTATGCCGAAATGCGAGGATCATGAATTCTCCTCCGACGTCTCCCTTCAATGTTTGGCCGCTCATTCGAACACGTGCCTCCGCCCGTGCAACAGTCGTCTGGCTCACCGAAAGAATTTCGAAGTCAGTAAGCTGAATGTGCTCAGCGTCTGACCGCATGCGGCCTGCGAGATGACCATGCTTCTGCTGAGTGATGTTGACCGCACGTTTCGCCATGAGGCCGAAGTTCTTGGTCTTCCATCCAGAAAGGAACTCGCGGAACGCGAGTGGCGGTTCGTCATCGGCTAGGTCGGAATCAAACGGGCCGTCCCATTGGAGGCGCGTGAAAGCTTCGATCTGTTCCTTGTCGGCGCGGTTCTTTTCCAGCGAGTTTCCGAGATCGCGCCAGCTCGTGGCTCGTCGGGCCTCGTCCTTCGCCCGTCGCGTCTCCTCCTCGCGCTTGTCCACGGCCCAGTCTACTAGTGCAATCATGAGCATCCACGCCTTGCCGCAGACGGTGCGGTTAGCGTAGCCGAGCGAGCGCCCGTGGAGGATGCCGTGTCGGAGAGGCAGGGACAAAGGCTCATCGCTCGACTTTCGGACGCCCTTTGTGACACGGGCCACTGCCGCAGGAAGTGAGGTCGGGTGTCCGACCACGGAGTCGAACAGGGCGAGGTCCGCATTTTTCTCGAACGGTGAGGTGCCCAGCACATCGGAGGCAAAGCCGTCGCAGGCGATCAGGATCAACGGGACAGCGGACCAATAACGGCCCTCTTCGGTTAGAGCGAGGGCCTCGCGCAATTGGTCCCAACGGCCGTGGACGTCGCCGAACGACTTGCTACGCGTGATCGCGAAAAGGTTGATGACCTCGGGTGTCAGCCAGTCAAGAATGACTTCTTCGGCGGCCTCGTCGTCGCCTTCTTCGTGGCGCTTCAGGGCGGCCCGCATTGTGTCGGCAGACAGCGACGATGTCGCGATCCATCCACTCTCAGCGAATGCCGCATTGAAGCGATCGGGAAGATTGAGGATATGAGACTGAGCTAGTAGCGCATCTGCGCTATCAAGGATCCGCTGCGCCTTCTCCCCTCCAACTCCGGCCTTGAGAGCTAGGTTCGCCAGCCCTCGCGCTACGTTTACGAAAGGCAGCGCCGTCGATATTTCCCGTGCGGAGGGAAGGTCGCCTATCGATTTATCCTTTTTCGTCAATGCGAACCTCCTCCCGCCGCCACTTTATCGTTCTCACACCTGGCATTGACTTCTTACAAGATTTTCTATCTCAAACGAAAATTAACCTTCAACGAGGATATCGGCGGCGATGACCCCGAGCCGGTAGCCCCGGTTGCGCACTGTGGCGATCAGGGTCTTACTCTCGGCATCGGTGAACCCCGCAGCCTTGAACGCGTAGCGCAGCTCGCGGATCAGATCCTTGGCCTCGCGCGCCGTCGTGCCTTCGACATGGGATCCGGAGGCGACCTGATCGCGCGACATCGCTTTCTCCAGCAGGCGTTCGAACACGGGGAAAATCTGACGCGACAGGATGACGGAGCGACCATCCCATTGAACCTCGGCCGTTGCCCTTCGCACGCGAAGCACGGGCGCCAGCGGAATTGGCGCCAGAGCCGCGACATCGATTGCGACGCCGAGGCCATCCGAGGCAGGCATCAGCACCCCGAGCGTTTCGATCACGTGGAAGCCCGCATCATGATGTCGCTGCGCCGCTTCCGCGGGCAACTGCGGCGCGAGGATCGTGACGTCCGAGCCCTGCGCCGCCTGGCGCAACGATGCGATGATGCCGTCGCCGGTCATGGCTGCAGGCTCCAGCGAAAGAAACACCGTCCGACCCGATGGCGTGTCGCCCAGCCGCCAGACCTTTTCCGCGGCCAGTTTCGGGGACGCGCTGAACCCTGCCGCCGCGCCGATCACGGATGCCAATGCCGCAGCGCCGATGCGGAACTCGCGCAAATCGTCCTCGGTGAGATCGACGTCGTGTCGGCGGTCGAGCGGGCACTCAGCACGATATCCATCGCCGATTTTCCGGATCGGCCGGCAGGGGAGCCCGCATTCGCAGCCGTCGCAGACGTCCCAATCGGAGAGCGGCGCCTGTTCGACGAGGACACGTTTCGCCAGCAGCCGGTCGAAGACCGGACCGTAGAACGGCGCGGCAAGCTCGCCGGACAGGATCGCGTCGTCGCCAGCCTCACTCAGCCGCGTCAACAACCTCAAAATCGTCTCGGTCATTCATCAGCCCGTTCCGTTCGATCAGCTTCATCACCCGCGCCTCGTGCTGGGTGCGGCGGAACTGCACGACGCCCGGGGGCCGCAGCTTGACCGTGACCTGCGGCTGGCGCTTGCCGTCGCCCTTGAACAGGATCCTGAACACGAGCTCGCCCAGCCGCCAGGCGCCGCCGAACGAGACCGGTGTGCTGCCGAAATGCTGGAGCGCGTCACCGCCGAGATCCCGCGAGCGCAGCGTGCGCACCACGCGGGGATACCCCTTCTTGCCGGGCGCCATCAGGTCGGCCGCCGCCTCGATGATCAGCACCTTGTCGATCAGCGGATCGTAGGCGGCATCGAAGGCGAAGCCCGGTCCGGCAAGTTCGACCGGGCGCAGGGTGTAGAGGTCCTGCGCATCGTCGCCGTCGAAGAAGCCGGGCCTCTCGAGGATGATCGAGGCGAAGAGTTCCGCGATCTCGGGCTGATGCGCCTTCCGGATGCGGGCCAGCCGCAACATGCCGGTGTTCTCGGAGTATCGCAGCACCGCATGGGAAATCTGGCGCACGCTGATCACCCGTTCGACCTGGCCCTCGACGACCGGCATGGTCGAGACCATGGAGCCGTGGCTGACCACAAGGTTGATCTCGTCATCGTCGTCGTAGTCGCCCACCCGGCAGTAGTCCCCCAGAAACGCGTCACGGAAGAGCGCGGCAACGGCAGTACGGAACGCCTCGACCTTCTGCTCCGTCAGGTCGATCGCGACGCCCCGTTCCCGCCCGGCATATTCGTGCAGGCGGTCGGCGGTGAGCATCGCCATGTGGTCGGCGGCCGCGTCGAACAGCTCGGGATGCTCCAGAAACACCCGGACGGCGATGTGCTTGGGGTCGTGCGCCTTGTTCGGCGCGTCCTCGTCGCCGGTCTTCATGTCGGGGAACAGATCGATGCCCAGACGGGCCGCCTGCGCCTGGATGATCTCGAGGCCGCGGGCATCGCCCAGTTCCGCGATGCGATGCAGATCGCCGCGCAGCCCCTCGGGATAGCTGTCCTCGGCGCCGGTCAGCAGTTTCTCCAGCGCCTCGCGGGCGACATCCTCCTCTTGGTCCAGCAGGTCGACGGAGAAGCCCTTGTACTTGCCCTCGTGCCGCGCCAGCAGCGGCTTGATCAGGGCGAGAGCGATGGTCTTGATGAACCGGGGGTTCACGAACTTCTTCAAATTGCCGGCCACGACGAATCCCCTTTCCTGCAAAACCAGTGTTCTTGATACGTTCTTTCGCGTGATTCATCAACCTGCGCGGGAGCGACTGGGACGGTTTCCGACAGCGACGAGTAGAGGCCAGAGGAGACGACCGCTTCGAGGCCCGCATGAAACGCCCCAATCCGCTACCTCCCGACCAGATGACACCCGCAGAGCGCCGCACTGAGCTGTGCGGCCTGCTGGCGCTCGGGCTGGTTCGATTGCGGATGCGGGATACGGAAGAAGTATCTGACGATACTGGAGAACGTTGCCTACACTATCCGCCCGACCAATGCTGTCATGCAACTCCAACGCACCGGAGAAATGCATGAACAAGCCCGATCCCATCCCCGCGCGCCTCGCCGCGCTCAAGACCACGCCGACGCCTGACCTGAAAAAGCAGTGGCGCGACCTGTTCGACGGCGAGCCGCCGCCGTTCAACCGCCGCTATCTCGAAAGCCGCATTGCCTACCGCATCCAGGAACTGGCCTATGGCGGGCTGAAGCCGGAGACGATCCGGCGCCTTGAGCGGCTGGGCGAGGAACTGGACGGCGGCGACAGGACGAAGCGCGGCATCCGCGCCGATCGCGACCGCCCGATCACCGGCACGCGGCTGCTGCGAGAATGGCAGGGCGTCGAGCAGATCGTCACCGTCACCGCTGATGGCTTCGAATGGCAGGGGCGGCCCTACAAGTCGCTGTCCGCCATCGCCCGCGCCATCACCGGCACGCGGTGGAACGGCTGGGTGTTCTTCGGGCTCAAGAACCACAGGGGGCGGACATGACGAAGCCGCCCGAAAAATCGAAGGTGGTCCGCAAGCTGCGGTGCGCCGTCTACACCCGGAAGTCCTCCGAGGAAGGGCTTGAGCAGGAGTTCAACAGCCTCCACGCCCAGCGGGAGGCCTGCGAGGCGTACATCGCCAGCCAGCGATCCGAGGGCTGGGTGCTGGTTCGCGATCAGTATGACGACGGCGGCATCTCCGGCGGCACGCTGGAACGCCCCGGATTGAAGCGGCTGCTGGAGGATATCGAGGACGGGCTGGTCGACGTGGTGGTGGTCTATAAGATCGACCGCCTGAGCCGGTCGTTGGCGGATTTCGCCAAGCTGGTCGAGGTGTTCGATCGGAACGGCGTGACGTTCGTCTCGGTCACGCAGTCGTTCAACACCACCACCTCCATGGGGCGGCTGACGCTGAACATCCTGCTCAGCTTCGCGCAGTTCGAGCGGGAGGTGACGGCCGAGCGCATCCGCGACAAGGTCGCGGCCAGCCGGAAGAAGGGCATGTGGATGGGCGGGGTGCCGCCCTACGGCTATCGGGTCGAGAACCGGAAGCTGGTGGTCGACGAAGAAACCGCTGCGCATGTCCGCTGGATCTTCGCCCACTTCCTCGAGATCGGGTCCTGCACGGAACTGGCGCGAGAGATCGGCGCACGCGGCATCCGTACGCCGCGCGGGAACCGGATCGACAAGAAGTACGTCTATCGGATGCTCAGCAACCGCGCCTACATCGGCGAGGCGGTCCACAAGGGCGACAGCTATCCCGGCGAGCACGACGCCATCATCGATCCCGAGATTTGGGACAAGGTTCACGTCATCCTGCAGGAAAGCCCGCGCAAGCGCGCCGCACGCACTCGCTCCGACACGCCCGCGCTCCTAAAGGGGCTGCTGTTCGGTCCCGATGGTGCGGCCTTCTCGCCGACGCATACCCGCAAGGGCGGGCAGTTGTACCGCTACTATGTCAGCCAGACGGTCTTGAAGCACGGTGCAGGATCATGCCCGGTGGGCCGCTTGCCAGCGGGGGAGATAGAGGCGGCCGTCATCGAGCAGCTGCGCGCCGTGTTCCGGCAACCTGAGATCGTAGCGGGGACATGGAAGGCGACGCGGGCGCAGGATGCCGAAATTACCGAGGCGGATGTCCGCGCAGCCCTGATGCAACTCGACCCGATGTGGGATGAACTGTTCCCCGCCGAGCAGGCGCGCATCGTTGCGCTGCTGGTCGAGCGCGTGGACATCGGCACCGACGGCCTGAACGTCCGGCTTCGCGTGGACGGCCTCGGAGGGTTCGCGCGGGAGATGCTGACCGTTGACATAGGTGCGGCGGCATGACCCGCGCGACGCCGATCCCCGAGACGGTTACGCTCCATGTTCCGTTTCGTATCGTGAAGCGTGGCGGGCGCAAGGAGATGCAGGTGCCCGAGGGCTTCCGACCAGACCAGAGGACGGACAACGCGCTGGTCAAGGCGCTGGCCCGCGCCTTCCGCTGGAAGCGGATGCTGGAGTCCGGCGAGTTCTCGTCGATTTCGGAGTTGGCCGAGCGCGAGGGCATTGCCTTCACCTACATGGCGCGGGTGATGCGGCTGTCATTGCTGTCCCCGAAAATCGTCGACGCCATCATGGACGGTCGCCAGCCCGCAAAAATCACGCTTGCCGACCTGATGGGTTCGTTCCCACCCAACTGGCAAGAACAGCACGCCCTCTTGGGCGAGCCAAGGCTTCCAACGGGCTGAATCAGGCGTGCAAACAAACAATTCCCGCGATAGGGTAATGGAAAACAAGCCCTTTTCGTGAGTTCGCGCCCCGCATGTCTGATAGCCTGACCGACCTGATCCTTTCGCTCGCCCCCGAAGATGGCTCCTCCATCGGCAATGGCGCGATGATGGCGCTGCTGCGCGAGCGTGTGCCGGGCCTGACCGATGACGACTATGCCGCCGCGCGCGATGCGCTGGTCGATGACGGGCTTCTTGCCCGCGGCCGTGGGCGGGGCGGGTCGATCATGCGGGTGGTCGATGCTGAGGAGAATGAGGACGACGGTGAGGATGCCTCGGACGAGGACGATGACAGCGACGACGAGGTGGACGGGTTCGAACTGACCCCCACGACCCTAGCCGCGCCGCGGCAACGCACGACGGCGGGCAGGAAGAAGGCCGCTCGGAAGCCGAACGGCCCCACGCAGGTGCTCAGCTACCGCCATGGCGAGACGCGGGTGAACAACCCCGAGGTCGGGATGGTACATGCCGGCACCGATCCGGATGGCGAGAAGACGGTCTGGGCCTATGACCCGCATCTCGACCCGGTGCTGAACTTCGACTCTGCGCGGGCGGGGATCGAAAAGCTGATCGACGACGCGCTGGCCAGCGACGATCCAGAGCGGATGAAGGACGCGCTGCAGGAGCTGAAGCGGCTGCAGGCGCCCTATCTCAACTGGACGGGCAAGGCGGAGCGGACGAGCTTCGAGGTCGACACGGTCTCGCTCCACGTCCACGAGCGGATCGACCCGGCGACGATCCTCGCCAACGCGGCAAAGCGGCTGAAGGGCAAGGACGCGCCGACGCAGTGGCGGCAGCCGGACCTGTTCGCGGCCCCGTTCGAGAACCTGCCACTGCGCCAGGCGCTGGATTTCTATCACCACGAAAAGGGCTGGTCGAACCGCCTGGTGGCGGGCGACAGCCTGCTGGTGATGAACTCGCTCCTGACCAAGGAGAGCATGGCTGGCCGCGTCCAGATGATCTACATCGACCCGCCCTACGGCATCAAATACGGGTCGAACTTCCAGCCCTTCACGAACAAGCGCGACGTGAAGGACCGCTCTGACGACGACCTCACCCAGGAACCCGAGATGATCAAGGCGTTCCGGGACACCTGGGAACTCGGCATCCACTCCTACCTCACCTATCTGCGCGACCGGCTGATGCTGGCGCGGGAATTGCTGACCGAGAGCGGGTCGGTGTTCGTGCAGATTGGGGACGAGAACCTAAACCTGTGCACCGATTTGCTTGATGAGATATTTGGCGCCAAAAGCCGAGTTTCAATAATCACAGTTCAGAAGACCGGAGGTCAAGAAACCGAAAGGATTCCGAACGTTGCTGATTACATCCTTTGGTATGCGAAAGATATCGATAGCCTGAAGTATCGGCAAGTCTATCGCACGAAGGAAGTCGGTGTCGGCCATGGAAGCGGCCAGAGGTACGATCAAGTTGAGGTGCCTACCGGAAAAAGGATTGCCCTCAACGCGAAGCAAAAGCGAGGCGAGGAGGATATCCCGGAAGGGCGCGTGTTTCGTCTTACCAGCCTAATCTCCAGCGGAGTGCGAGCGAACACCACCGGAGAGTGGGGATTCCAGGGAAAGGACTACGACTCCGGCGCCACATCGAACTGGAAAACCAGCTATCAAGGTTTGGACAGGCTTCGAAAAGCCAACCGAATTGGAGCGCGGACGTCGTCAATTGAGTACATCAGGTATATCGATGACTTCGCTGCCTATCCAATTTCGAATATTTGGTCCGATGTAGCCGGGGCCGGTGGGATCGTCTATGTCGTGCAAACGAGCGCTTCGATTATCGAGCGCTGCGTTTTGATGAGCACAGATCCCGGCGATCTGGTTCTCGATCCCACCTGCGGCTCTGGCACCACCGCCTTCGTCGCCGAGAAGTGGGGGCGGCGCTGGATCACCTGCGACACCTCTCGCGTGGCGATCACGCTGGCCAAGCAGCGGCTGATGACCGCCAGCTTCGACTACTACGCCCTGCGTTATCCGCATGAAGGACTGAAGGGCGGCTTCGACTACGAGACCGTGCCGCGGATCATGCTGAAGAGCATCGCCAACAACCCCGACATCGACACGATCCACGACGAGGACCACCCGAAGATCGCGGCGGCGCTGGCCGACCTGAACGCCGCGCTGACCGCCGCTCCGCCAAAGCCGCTCAAGCCCGCGCAGGGCGCGCGCAAGGGCAAGCCGGTGGACTTCGCCAAGGGCGACACCCTGCACGAATGGGAGGTGCCTTTCGACCGGCCGGAGGATTGGCCCGAGGCCGCACGCGCCCCCTTCGACGCCTTCCACACAGCACGGCAGGCGATGCAGCGCCGCATGGACCAGTCCATCTCCGACCATGCCGAACAGGAGACGCTCTACGACAAGCCGCGCATCGACCGCTCCAAGCTGCGCATCTGCGGACCGTTCTCGGTCGAGGCGGTGCCAGCGCCGACCGTCTTGTCGCTGGACGAGAGCATGCCGCCGCAGGAGGCCGACGAGACCGTCGCCCGCTCTGGCGAGACCTCTCGCCAGGCGCTGTGGCGCGACGAACTGCTCAAGACCGGCGTGCGCGGCAAGGGCGGCGCCATGCTGCGCTTCGCTGAGTTCGAGACTTTGCCGGGACTCAAATACATCCACGCCAGCGGATCGCTGGCCGAGACGGGCGAACGCGTCGTCGTCAGCTTCGGCCCCGAGCACGCGGCGCTGGAGCAGCGGCAGGTGGAACTGGCGCTGACAGAGGCCGAGACCCTGCGCCCGTCGCCCAAGTTCATTCTGTTCTGTGCCTTCACCTTCGACCCGGAGGCCGCAAAGGACATCGACGAGGTGAACTGGCCCGGGGTGACGCTGCTCAAGGCGCAGATGAACACCGATCTGCTGACCGAGGATCTGAAGAAGAAGCGCGCCTCGAACCAGTCCTTCTGGCTGATGGGCCAGCCGGACGTGGAGCTCCGCAAGCGCAACGACGGGCTGTGGGAGGTCGAGGTCAACGGTTTCGACTATTTCGATCCGAAGGCGGGCGACCTCGTCTCCGGCGGCAAGACGCAGATCGCGATGTGGTCGCTGGACGTGGATTACGACAACCGCTCGCTGATGCCGCACCAGGTGTTCTTCCCGATGGCGGATGCGAAGGGCGGCTGGAACCGCCTGCGCAAGACGGTCCGGGCCGAGCTGGACGAGGACCTGCTGGAGCAGTTCCACGGCACCGTATCGCTGCCCTTCGAGGCGGGCGAGAACCGCCGGATCGCGGTCAAGATCGTGGACGACCGCGGGATCGAGTCGCTCAAGATCATGCCGCTCGAGGGGTAG